TTGATTGGATTGTTGTTCATAGTGTTTGTTCCAAAATTGAAAATCTGGCAAACAATTCCTTTCTTTGTCGCAATTTCCGCAGGAATTGTTGGTTTTTGCTTCTACATGTACGAAATGAATATTCTATTTGATTACTCATTTCCTTTATTTACAATTACTTTAGTATTTGCATGGCTAGTCTTCAACAACTTTGCAAGAGAGTTTAGACTAAAGCAACAAATCAAGAAGCAGTTTCAGTCTTATCTTTCAAAAGCACTTGTAGAAAAGCTACAGAAGAATCCAGATCTACTAAAACTTGGCGGAGATAGTAGAGAATTGTCAATCATGTTTACTGACGTTCGCGGATTCACATCGATTAGTGAACACTATGGCGACAATGTTCAGGGACTAACTCAGATCATGAATCGCTATATGACTGCAATGACTGCAAAGATTCTTGAGAATGAAGGAACACTTGATAAGTATATTGGTGATGCACAAATGGCATTTTGGAATGCTCCGCTTGATGACAAGCAGCACGCTAAGAATGCAGTAAAAACCGCTTTAAGTATGTTAGGAGATCTAGACGAATTCAATAAAAGCATTGCAGCTGAAGGCGTTCCTCCTTTTGGCATGGGTCTTGGTATCAACACTGGTATGGTTGTTGTTGGAAATATGGGAAGCAATCAGCGTTTTGATTACACTTGCCTTGGTGATGCTGTCAATCTTGCTAGTCGTCTTGAAGGACAAAGCAAACCATATGGCGTCAAACTTGTTGTCGGTTCCAAAACAGCAGAATATGTGGCTGACGAATACTTTGTCATTGAACTTGATACAATTGCAGTCAAGGGTAAGAAGCAAGGTGTCAACATATATACGGTGATTGGCACAAATAAAGAAATGGAATTTTTGAACTATTCACCGTTCCGCGAGATGCACAATTTGATGTTAGACGATTATAGATCGAAGAATTTTTCACGCGCAATACTAACATGTGAAAAACTTATGACTGCATTTAATGGACAAATGAAGAATTACTATTCGATGATGATTGAACGTTGTGAAGAATACATCAAGAATCCGCCTCCTGCTAATTGGGACGGTGTGTATATAGCTACTTCAAAGTAAATACAATGAAGCAAAGACCAATCCCGAATACTAATCCGATCATGAATCCGCCCCATAGCATTAATAATAAATCTGATGTCTTATAGTTCATTTTCGTTTTTCTGTTTGAATATCATGAAATATTTTGAAAAGCTAATCATGCAGCTTTTTTCATGAAAGATCTCTATTATTACTAAGTCATCATCTTTCGTCATATAATATAAATTTCCTATAATTTGTTCATCATTATTTCTAACAATTGTAGATTTTGCTATACGTTTAAATCCACTATTTTCCAAGCTTTTCAAGACTTCTGTAGTATCACCACATAGAACTGGTTTTGATAACCAAACAAGCTGATCATCTTCAGCAAATGCTCTGGGGCTAAACAAAAGCCCCAGAGCTAGCAAACATCCTATAATTTTAGTCATTAGAACATTATCCTTATCTGTGCTCCGATAATGTTATTTACCACGCTTTCTTTCTCTTGTATTGCATACTTTAGCATGATAGAAGAGTTTTGATCAATGACATAAGAGAATCCAGCAAAAGCTGTCTTTGTCTTATTTGTCTCAATCAAACCTTCAATCACACCAGTGAAGTTTTCAACGATATCCTGTTCAAATCTAATACCGCCATGACCAGTAACTTCAAAATCACTTCTACCCGAATGTCTTACTGCAGTAAGACTTGGACCAGTTTCAAATACACCATTTCTATAATCATATTCCAATTTTAGACCAGCAAATGGTCTAAATCCATACATATCTGGTGTGTATAGTCTATTTACAAACCAAGTATCATGACCTTTTGTAGATGCTGTATTCAATAGATTTAAACCACGCATGAAGTGTGATGTTTCAAATTCGTTGTAGGCCATGCCAAAGTTAGTCTTTAGAATCCAATCATCTTCAACTTTCAATGCAAAGAAGTCCAAAGAATACTTTCTTAGTTCTCCAGACGATGCATCACCACTTAGATCTGTAATTGCGCCATTGAACTGGGTGCCAAGCAATAATGTATCGCTGTATTTCTGTTCATATCCAATACCAAAAACATTTGTCGTGTAGCTGTATGTGTCTTTGGTGCCAGAACGAAGAGAATAGCCAGTCACATATACTTGAGAATCCTTGTTTACAGGACCTCTTGTTATGATCTTGTTGCCAGATGCTTTGTTTCTTGCTAGAGGATCAGCTAGTGAATTTTCATTTTGAAGAGTGCTAATCTTGTCAAGTTTCGCTAACTGATCAATTCTCGTAGTGAAAAGTTGATTATCTTGTGTGGTAACTACTTCATTAGCCACAGAAGTTCCAGTTAATATTTCATTTACAACTGTCGTTGAAGTCGTTGCTGTTCCATTTACAGTTGTAGTAGATCCATCACTCCATGTTTGAATTGTGGTTGGTGTTGTGCTTGTTACTGTAGTAATTGGAGTTGTATGTGTTGTTACTGTAGTGATCGGTGTTGTTGCGACTGTAGTGATGTTGCGATTTACTGTGAGTGTTGGATCTGTTCTTGTTCCCGTGAATGTAGTTGTTGGAACATAAGCTGTTGTTCCTCTTGTGTTTGTCACAGTAGTTGTCGTGGTGCCGCGGCTTGATGATTCTGAAACGATTGGTGTTCCAGGTGTTTCATTGACGATAGTTGGTGTAGGATTACCCGCTGCAGCTCCTTGTGCTGGTGTTGCAAGTGTAGTGAATCCAGCAGAGCTTGGAATTGTACATGACGCAGCTGCAATAGATGTGTCTGCACAAGGTCCAGCATAAATGCCAAGCTGTACTGAATTACCATTGCTTACATGATTGCCAGATACTTCAAAGCTAATCGTATATGTTGTTTCGGCTAATAGACTAATTCCTTGATAGATACCGTCAAATGTTCCGACGGCTCCATCATACCAAACACCACCGTGTGTTCCGCCGATATTACTCCAAGTACCTGCTGCTGCGGGATAGGTGCCATTTTGATACCATACACCCCAGTTTGTTGGCGCTTGAATTGTGCCTGGTCCATTGCTTGTGGTGATGTTGATTGCACCACCAGTTGTGAATGCTCCGTTTGTCAAAAGATTCGTTGTAGATCCTGTTTCTGTTAATGATGCATTGTCAAATGTCCAGAATGCAGGATCTTGTCTAAATGCAAAACCAACATAATTTGTTCCTGAGATATTTGGTGTAAATGTATACGAATAAGTTTGCCAGGTATTCGGCGTATTATTTGTAACCGTACCAATATATCCCGAAGGAAGAACTTGTGATAATGCTATAGATGTCGCGAATAAAGTGACAAAAAGTAGAAGACTATTCAGTATCCTTCTTGTCTTTGTTTGCATATGTGTCCCTCATCATTAGAACGATGTTGATTTTTTGATTAAGTCTAATCAAATCATTGTCTAACATTCTAACGCGGTCGATCAATGCAATCAGGACTGTGTTTGCTTCAGATAACACAGGTTTGATTTCTGCCGTAGCCCATTTCCATACGTAGAAAATGAGATAACCCATACCGCCAGCAGCAACGATAGGAAATCCGTATTTGTTGATTAGTTGTACGATATCCATGTTCAGTCCTTTCTTGCGTCGTTTTTACCATCAGCTCTTGCGAGTCTATCGGTATCAGGTCTGACATGTAGTGCTGTAGAGATCAAAGTGTCAATTCTAACGATATCATGGTTCATAGTCTTGACGCGATTGTCAAGAGCCATAATAATTCCACTCAATCCTTTTACTGAACTTTGAACGCCGGCTAAGATAAATTTAAGCGTAAGAAAAACAAAGTATCCGCCTGCTATAGAAGATGCAATTGGAAATCCAACTTCCGCCACCAGCTTGAAGAATTCTGCTTCCATGGTATACCCCCATAATTAGCGGTGACGAGAGTATTTAGTAAAGATTACTTCTTCCACTCTTTAGGTTTATTGAAATTGGCCCTTGAGAATTCACCACGATCAACCATTTTGATTATTCTACCCTTATGTTGAACGACATAACCTTCAGGATGTGTTTCTTTATCTTCTATACTTTGACGCATAGAATTTTCTGTACCGTGGGCTTTATTCAAACCTGAGACTAGAATATCTTTTGCGGATTGAATATGATGATGAATTTGTAATGCTTTAGCGAATTCTTTTTCATGTAGCTGAAGCTTTTCCTTTTTCTGATGTCAACTTATCAACAGCTTTTTGCATACGATTGTTTATGTGTTGACGAAGTCCTTGTGTTGAAGGCTTTTCTCCGGATCTTACTGTTTGATTGATGTACGTTGAGATATGTTCATCGTGTTTGCCGACTACGTCATGATGAACGTCGCTCAAACCATCATGAATTTTTTGTGCTTGTGTGAGATGACTATGAACCTTGTTACTATCTTCTGGACTTATGTGACCGCCAGAACTTAACTTAGCTTCAGGTGAAACTAAATGCACATCTTTATGTTGTCTGAAAGATGAATTACGAAGAGGTGAAGCATGAAGTGTGCTTGGAGTATCTGGGTCTCCGTGTATTTCAGTATGAACAGCAAATCCTATTTTTGAAGCAGCTGCTTTTTTACCTTCTGGCGTATTTCTGTCTACATGATATTTTATCGTATTTGGTCTAAAGGTAATATCTTTACCTTCTTCTTTTCTATCGTCTTCATCATGCATGAAGTCTCCTTGATATATTCCTTTTTGAGGTGTTACCTTAGGAAGATGATCAAGGGCTGTATGTAATTTTTTTGCAAGACCTGGAGCATGACCAAAGTGCTTATCTACTTCATCATGTGTCGTAGCTAGTTTTGGTGTTGAACCATATGCTGCATGTTTTGTTGCAACGAAGAATTTACCTGTCGTTGGATGATGACCAAAAACGACTGCTGGTGCACCGTCGAGTTTTGTTGATATATGAGTATTGCCGATATCACCTGTACGTAATGCATGATGAACTGCGTTTAGTGATGATAGTGCATGTTCAAATCCAGGACGATCACGAATTGCATTGTCTTCAGGATGTTCCTGATGTTTTGCAGAAGCAATACCTTCAGCTGCTTCATTGATAAATGTGTATGATTTGAAACTTAGCATTTTTTTTTCCTATTTTATGTTTGTATACCAATCTTATCTTTAAGACGATATCTTCCATCTTTATATTTTGAACTTTTACTTCTAATGTAAATGTCACTAGCTTTAAAGTTACTTATATTTTGAGGTTGAACAGTTGCATATGCCTCAAAAATTGGAATACCTGATGAATCAATAGTTAATTTAACATAGTGTATTTGAGATGCTATGGCATCCAAAAACAATTCTCCAAAATCTAATGCTTTAGGTTGTGATTGTGAACTCTTTTGAATAACATACTCGAAAAAGAGAACAAGATCAGCCCAATTAACTATTTTGTCAACATTATGTGTAGCAGCATATGATTTAAATTGTTGAGATTTAATGATGTTAGCATATGCTTTTCCGTCATATGGATTTGACGTTTTTTTAGAGACATTAATGTTGCTAGAAATATTTTTAAATTCAGATTCAAATTGATTTGTTGATGGTATTAAATTTACAGTTAAGTATCTATTCATTTTATTTTTTAAATCAGTCGATGCATTTTCTTTAAAATAAGATAAAGCAGCAGCAGGTCCTCGAACTGTATTTTCTTCTTGTAATATTTTCAGAATGTTATATTGTAAAGAACTTTGTAATTCTTTTTTTCTTTCTGGTTTAATTACTTTAGATTTTTCTATAAGAGATATTATGTCTTGCGGTTTAACAGTATTACTAGTTGTGCCAGAAACTTTAGCTGAAATTGTGTATTCTCTATCATCAACATGAATAGAATAATCCTTCAAAGGTTCATTTGCCGCTCTTGGATATTCTAATAGACCTTTATTAAATGAAACTTTTTTATAGAATTTTTTCAACAACTCTAAATTAACAGATGCTATACC